TGGCAAACCGGTATCGGAATGCCTCCCACCCCGCATCCACGTCGAGGGCCTTGCCGTTTCGGTCATATCGGAACCGGCCGGGCTGGTCGGCAATCGCCGCGTTGTAGGTATCCAGGTTGTCGATGAACCCGATGAGGACACCCATCGTGGTGATGGCTGCATCCAGCTTCTTGCCGGGGAACGACTCATAGAACATGGCAAAGTGTCGGTTCAACGTGCTCTCTGTCAAGGCCGCGTTGATAGCTGACGGCACGTAGGACTTGAACTGCCCGTAGTCCGCGACGGCGATCCCGAAGAAGGTCGTGACCGTTGACCCATCAGCGATCCACGACTCCAGCGAGTTCGGAGCCACTCCCACTGAATCCTTGATAACAATAACATCGTTGTCACCACCGGCTCCTGCGTAGGTGATCCCGCCGTTGAGCGTGGTTGCAACCTGGAAAGTCCCACCATCCACTCGCCGTAGGGTAATCTTGTTGCTCAGAGGATCGACGTTGTCCACTGCGAGATAGAACGAACTGTTCCGCTTCGTAGCCCCTGTCGAATCATAGAGGTCCACCAGCATACCCTGGCGGAACCGGTGTACCCGGCCCGAAGCATTGGTGGCACTCAGGTCCACCTCGATCGCGGCCGTGTCACCCGACTTGTTTGCCATGCTGACGGAACTGTCCCCCACATCACCCAATGCGTAGGTCGTGGTATCCGTACTGTAGAACACGGCTGCCTCTTGCTGGGCCAGGAGAGTCCCCACACCCTTGAGGTTCTGAGCCACGACCGAACCGATGCTCGCGTTCAGGCGGTCGGCCCGGAGGATCTGGTGTGGCAGATAGAAGTTCCCACGGTGCTCCACAAGTTGAACAGTGGTCTGGATGAATGCCGGAGCAGTCACCTCATCCACTGCCTGGAAACTCTGGGGGGTATCATACATCGTGAAGTTGTTGGGCCCCGATACGATATTTCCACCAACTGGACTCGTAAACTTCGCTCCGCCGGCGATTCCCGCGACCCACGTCTTGAGAACATTCCACCCTCGACCGATCCCACGGTTGCGGACCACGTTCATCGAAGAACGGGCAATCATGGGATAAATTGGGTCAAGCTCCCACAGGGACTCAAAAATTGTGGGAACTATTTTTTCCTCCAGGGTTAGCTGGATACCTGCACTAATTGATGCCATCTACTCGTCACTCCACTGAGAGGTTACACAACTCTCCTCCCAAAGAGAGACACACTTCCCCTACTGGTTTTTTGGAATTCAGATTGGAATTAGGACTTAGCCCTGTGCCACGCGGACATTGTGAGCTATATCCTGCCCAATGTGCTCTTCCCAACCAGCGTCACTCGATGACACATGATCCGGTTTCTTCATCGGGTAGATGTCAGGCCCCTGTCCACCAGGTGCAGGCCCCAGCCCCATTTGGGGTGTGGAGCGTTCCGGGGTGCCAACAGCATTCAGCAGGTTCTTCACCTCTGGAAGTACCTCCTGCATGATCTGGGTCCCGTCACCGAAGCGTTCGTTAGAAGCATCCAGTCGCCCTTTGATCTTCTCATTGACCATGCCACGAATGGCCTCTTGGCCTTTCGCATCGTAGCTATCCATATAATAGCGGAGAGTTTGGTCCGAGTCAAGTGCAGCCTTCACGATTTTGTCAATTCGGACCCTCTCCACGTCCACAATCGCATCCTGGAGATCGGGGGACAGATCCTCCAAGCGCACCTGCTTATTCTCAATAGACGCTTTAACCTGGGCCAACTCCGCCGCCCAGTTCTTCCCCGACTCTCCCCGCCGAGCCTCGTCCTGCTGGAAGACCTCGTTCTCGTTGGCCCCTCCACCTTCACCCTCTCCAGCTTCCATGTGCTCATACGTGACCCTGGCCGCTTCCTCGACCTGGTCTCCGGTCAGTCCCATAGTTGCACCGGCCCTCCGGAAAGCACTGATGTCTCCCGAACCGGCCAGCGTCTTCATGTCATCCAAGAAAGCAATTGCGACCTCTGCCTCCTTGGACTTCGCCGCAGCCGCCTGAAAGTTCTCATCAGCAGCCATCCCCTTCTGGGCTGCCGTCACCAATTGCTCATGTGTGAGCTGAACGTCCTGCCCATGCACCTTGACCGCAGCTCCCATCTGCTGTGGATGTGGAGCCGTGGCCATCCCCGGTGGCACCGCCGACGCTGGAATGTTTACCACCGGCACATCGTCATGGGCTTCCTGGCTCATTGGATAAGCCGACACCGTCCCCGGTGCTTGGGCATTCGGGGTTCCCCCCGTCACTTGATCTGGATTCATTTTCGCTCTCCTTTATTGTGGTTCCACGCCCGGTGCAACTCCACTTGGAATTCCTAGTTGCTCGACTCCGCCACGTTGTTGGGCACCAAGAGCCTGCTGAGCTTCCTGGGCAATCTCCTCGGGTGGCCCCAATCCCATCGGGAAGGACTTGCCCGCGAGGATCTCCAAAGTCTCCTTCCACTTGATGAACTCATTACGGACTGCCTCCGAGGCCAGACTAAATTCGATTTTGTTCATAAACTGCTGCACGGCCATGAGCTGGATGTCCGGGTTCTGGGTGTGCTCACCCACAATGAGTGGCCCCGGTTCCTGCCCGTCCCGGAACAGCACGATGATCTGCCACGTCACCTTCCGCCACGTCTCCCAGATCTCCTTGTCCGCCCCGGGGAAATCCAGGTTCTCTTCCAAGGCCGAGATCCAGAACCGAGTCGGATCCACGAGACCCTGCTGCACTAGCTCCTGGAGTTCTTGCTTCCGGATCTCGCGGTCACGTGGCACACGGTCTTTGATGTTGACATCGACTTCCCACGCCTCCGGAATAGGGTTACTTGCAAGCTCCATAAGTCCGGTGGACGGGTCGATAATAACACCAGCAATAGCATCGTCGATGGTGGCCAGTTCAATTGTATCTCCTGGACCGAGTCGATCCTTAGCCACCTGAAGCATCCTGGCATACGTTCCAGCCAGTGCGTCAGCCACTCCATGTGTCGGCAAACCCAAGGCGATGTTCCCAGTATTAAACAGGAACCCCAAACCTGCCGCTGAATCAATTCGTCCACTTGTTTCTCCTTGGAAAGCCGGACCTTGGCCGGCAAGTGACTTCATTTGTTCAAGGGCCAACTGGGCCACTTTCGCCGGCATTGTCCCTGTGTTCTGAGGAGTCAACTGCATCGGCTTGCCACCTGGATCCATTGGATCAGGTTCATACTTCTGGATCTTCGGTCGGGGTCCCGTCTTCCACTGCTTGATGTCGATGCCGGAAGCCCCATGCACAAACAGCGTCCCAAACATGTCCATCTCGGCGATGTTCTTGAACAGGGACGCGAACATCTTCTCCACCTGGTCGTTAAATGGAATCAGTGGAGCAACAAATCCCCTTGCAAACATCTTGCCTATGTCGGTGTGGCGAGCGACGTGCAACGGACACAACACCTTGAGGTTCTTGTCCTCGAAGTTCTCGTCCACCATGATGACATCCCCAGCCTTCACGATGTACCGTGCAACGAACTCCTGAGAATCATCGTAGACGTAGATTTCCTCCAACTTCACGTAGGGACGGCCAAATCTCTTGGCCCGGGCACCTTCCTCATGGGGATCGCTGATCTGAGTCCCCAACAGATCCGACTGTCTGACATTCCTGGATCCCATTCCAGCAGGAGCAAGACCACCGGCTTCGTAGGTGCTTTGGCCAGGTGGCGTCGAGCCCCACGGAACATCCTCGGCCCGAAGCTGGGCGTATGGATCCTCCTTGAGCTTCTGCCCATACACGTTCTTCATACGGGCAACTAGCCAATCCATCGGTACCCACCGCACCCGAGAAATGCCATATAGGTTGTTGGACCCATCCACGAATGCCGGCATCCCCCGCAACTGACGACCCGGGACCACTTCGATCAGATCGGGCATCGACTTGTCACCAGTCTCGTAATGGTTCACGCCCACCGTCCCATACTTGATGAATGGGATTAGAAGACTTCGCTTCAGCTTCGACAATTGCATCTTCGCAGCCAGGGACCCGAGTGTTGCGTTCCCAATGGCCGCTTTCCTCAGTGAGTCCAAGGACTCCCCCTTCTTGCTGGCGACAGGGGAAATGTCCATCTTCATGTAGCGGCCAACCTCCGTGAGGTATATGCGGGTGATCTCCTCGTATCGCATGTCCAGCTCACCCTTGGCATTCTCCCACGCGATCGACACGTTTCCCGCAAACCGATCCATCACCCGAAACTTCCGAATCCCGGCAAGGTAGGCATCGACCACTTTCCAAGTAACCAGGTTCACGTTCATCTCAAGCTCGGCAGGACCCAATTCCCGGTCCAGGGCGTCTACTAAGTCTCGCTCGGCCTGGGGAGTGTTACTTTTCGGAAGTTCCAGTCTCATGGTCCAAATCTCACGTTATCCGCAACTAAGTATTGTCCCACCAGAAGTCCTGGTCGTATATCTACACCCAGTTCCTTCTCACAATCGTCCCCTTCCACCACAAGAATGAGCGTGGCAGGAACCCGAAAGTCCCACACCTCGAACCGTATTACTTTGGTTCCCACTGCCAGCCTCATCCCTTCATCTCCACAACATCGAAGTCCGGAGAGTCCCACTCGTCCCCCTTCTCCTCTTGCTCCTGCTCCCATGATTCCTTGGACGAAAAGGTATTGTCCAGCCGGGTTTGGGCTCGGTACTGCACTGCTGCGGTCGAATCGCCCTTCTGGACCATGCTCATCTGGATCAACTGGTCGGTCAACCTCGTCAAGGTCTTGTCGATCTTCTCCTCCAGTCCCTCAATCTTGCCCTCCAGACTGACCATGTCCTTCATCAGGTGAAGGAATGAATCAAGTTTTTGGTTGATCGCCTCTAGGTGCTCCTCCGTACTCCGCAGTACAAGGTCAATTTCTTTCATTTTGCCCATTCTTCAACTCCTCTACTTCTTTCAACGTCCACATCCGACACCAGCACTCCAGGGGGGTGGGGCCCCCCAACAGGTTGCCTTTTCGTCCGTGGATCCATTTGACAGGCATCTCACATTCTGAACAGATTATGGGTTCGCAACACGTCATGGATAATTGCACCAATCCAGTGCCTCCTCCTCTTGGGCGTTTTCGTACCGCCGTTGGAACATCTCTTCCAGTACGTCATTGGGGATTTCAGCGGCGTTGATGCCGGACATCACGGCGATGCCGGAATCATACTCATATTCGCCGTCCCTCAACATTTGCATGGGGGACTTGGCCAGGTGGGTGTCCGGTCCAGCAGGGACGGAACTCCCGAATAGACCCTTTGCCAGAGACATGGATAGTGTGTCGATGGCATCATCGAATCGGAGCAGGGCCATGTCCTCTGTGAAGTTCTCGATCTGGTAGAACAGGTCCGAGTATCCCCGGTCCTGTGAGCGATCGAGAGGGAGCTTCATACGGAATTGCTTGAACCGCCAGTGCAGACCGCCGATCTTATCGGGTTTCGAGTATTTGGTAGGAAAGCTCACCTCCAGCACCCGACATGGGATCTGACCTTGGCCATACATGGATGGAAGGTCGTGACGGAGACGCTGGGCGAACTCCATCTGAATTGGATATGCCTCCACTGCCACCAGAGGCACTCCCCACTTCAACGCCATGATGTATGCCCGGCGGACTACCTCTTCGGCCGGTTTCTTCCCTAGCCATATGTCCAGTGACCATAAGGTGTCACGGTACGTTTTGGAGTTCTCGATGCCCATTACGTGGATGCACGAGAAGTCCGAAGTTTCTGAAACCGTTGGAGCCCAGTCAATCGTGATGAAACGACGCATGGACCCAACTACTTCTCCCCAGGATCTCTTGATCCGGCGGATCAGAGGGGAGGGCTCGTCCAGAGTGTCATCCCACCCCGCGAGCTGATGGGACACGACGCGGGCTCCAGAGTTGAGAGGATCGGTATATGCGGCCTGGTCGGCATCCTCCAACCAGTACGTGTTGAGTTCGGGGTGGATGCGGAGGATCCGTTCGGCCTCTGTGACTGGATTGTTCTCGTATTGGGCGGCGTATGCGGCAGCTCCCATGCGTCTCTTCTGGACGATCTGCCACTCATGGCCCATCTTCTCCGGCCACTCATCCTGGGTCCTGCCCTCCTCATCAACGAATGTTACTGCATGGAATGTGCGGTGCCAGTCCTCGATGCGGGGGTCCTTCGTATCGTGCAACCAATAGATGAATGTTCGACGTGACAGCAGCGTTCCTACCACGCGGATCTTCACGTCGAAATTATCCGCCATCGGGTAAATTACGTTGAAGAAGAATCCCTGGAACTGCTTGATACTCTCAGAAGGGACCAGTACCAGCTCGTCGGATTTCTCTACGTCATCGAAGTAGATTTCGTGGGGACGTTTACCAAGGGCAGCTCCCATGATAGGCATCCCGGTAATCATGGCCCCATTCGTGAGTTTGATCTGGGAGTGGTTCCAGATGCCCTCGTTCCGGCGAGGCTTGAGCACCCCGAAGTCTTCAATGATCCGCTCATTGCTTTCGATCTGGACCATGAAGTCATCAAAGGTGGTCGTGATGAAGTCGATCTTCGCCAGGAAGAGAACCGTTTCCCAGTGTGGTCGGGAGACTACCTTCCGGAGGATGTTCTCTTTGATGAGTGTGGACTTGGCAGCAGACCGGGGAGCCGCCGTCACCGACAACTGCGACTTCTCCCAGTGGTACAACCAACGGAAGTGCATATCCGGACTGTTGAGAACCCCATGCTTGTAGAACGGCCCTCGTCCACACTCTCCCGTCACCGTGGGGAAGAGATACCAAGTCCTGAAGAAGTTCCAGGAGGCAACCTCCAGTTCCGGTCGGCCCGACATCTGAACGGCATTCACTCGGGCTAGACGCTGCCCTTCCCCCGACAGGTCGAGGTAGTCGGCCGGGAGTGGCCAGAATGGTGAGGATCTAGGGAAGACTATTGCCATCTGGTTTCTTTGGTTCTTTCGGTTTCTTAATCAGTTCGGCCCGTGTGTAGGTTCCGGATTGACCCTCCATAAATCCCTGGATGCCAACCTTGGCAATGTGCTTCCTTAAATCCTCACTGCACACTGCACTTATCAAGGCTTCCATCGAGTGAAGATGATCCCGCTGGGCTTGGAATTCGTTTCCAAGAGTTGCCACGGCAGCTACTATCTCTGTTACGTTCATGGTCTATGTCTCCAAAAGAGCGAATGAAAGGAAGCCGGCAGTTGTCACGATGAACCCCGCTGCGATGTGTGGACCGACAAGGTGGCCAGTTGAGAACTCCAGGATCCGTTTGCAAAGGGTCGAAACGAATACTGGATCCTTGAGCATCTGGTGGAAACGCTCGTTGAACTTGAACAGCATCTCCGGTGGCCACGTATTGACACTCAGGTTCTTGTTGCAGTCATCGGCCACCATCTTACGCCAGAACTTGTCAACATCTTTCGTCTGGAGCCATTCCGTTACTGAATCGACGAGGTTC